CCGCTAGTTGTAAAATTCCTTTAAACATACTTTTAATGCCAGTTTCAGCAAATATTCTAGCAATTAATTCTATCTTGCCTGTTGCTGCATTTGTTGATGCTGCTATAGCTGCTGCGGTAACATTCTGCAAAACGTCAGGTGCTAAACCTTGCATAGAATCAGATATACCAGTCCTTTTACCTTGAACACTATCTAAATATTCTAATAATGGAAATGCTTGTCCTGCGACCATAGGAACAGTCATAGGAACGACTGCATTAGGGTTTTTAAGTCTAACAACACCTCCTGCACTTAAATTTAATAAGTCATCTAGGTTTACTTGCCCCTCTACCGCACCTACTCTTGGTGCTAAAGATAAATATAATGAATCTAGAACACTTCGAGTAATTGCTGTTTTTTGTTCTTGTAAATCCATTGCTCTATCGGCAAGGGATTGACCAAAAAATTTATGAGGTAATGGATAAGGACAGATTGAATGAAAAGGCACATAGTCTGTTTCTTCATTTAAGAGTATTGTGTTTGCTCCATATACAATTCTTCTTAACTCTGCATCTTGGTCATCATCATAGTCTGTCGAAAGATAACATTCATAAATTTCTATTTCTTGCATTGAACGATCAAGACTTTCCATTTCATGAGGTTGTTCACCCTCTGAATACCTTGCAACCCTTTCTGGTGTGTAACTTAACTCATCATAAGCAGGTAAACTGTCTACTGCCTCTGGATCAAAGCCCATAGCCAAAAGATCAGAACGAGTTACTAGTTTTCTGTGAGCAACAAAGGGACTATCTTCTATTGTTTTTGCAGTTTTGCTTATTAAAAATTCTTCTGGAGGTAAAGAATCTATTTGTATTTTGCCTACTGTATCTTTTTTTCTAACAACTACATTGTGTCTTACTAATGGTGGTAAGGGTTGACCATCTGGTCCTAATTGATCTACGTTTGTTTCTAAAGTTTCTTGTTCTACTATTTCTCTGGTTTGGTCATCAAGTAAAAGTATTAATTCTCTTTCGGTGAGGTCTTTGTACTCTTCTTTGATCGAGGACGTTTTTTCCTCGTAGTAGACTTTGAAGATTCCAACTTTTTGGAGGAGGGCTGTTTTGAAGGTTTCATGTAAGATATTAAAGCCATCATTTTGGACTGTAAAAACCCAATTACAGTATTGAGTTGCTTGTTCAGCAGTATCTTCACCTTGTTCACTCCTCGCTTCAAATCTGACTACATTATCTGATGATGTAAATATTCTCATTAAGTGCGGTAATGCACCATCAACAACTTCTGCTACTTCGCCTGTTACAATACTGCTTCTGCCCTCTACCTCTGTTCCATAGGGCTTTCTAAGATATGCCTCAAGACTCTTTCTGCGAGATGATGTTGTCTCGCTCTCTATGTAGCCAAGACTGGCTCTTATTTCTGCTTCGATTATTGTTTTTAGCTTGTGATCGTCCATTCAGTTTGATCTCCAACGATTCTATTCGTTCTTCAAGTTGCTTTATCTTTATGTTTGGGTCAACACCTTGCTTGTATATTATCATACAACCCACCTTGTATTTTGTTCTGGCATTACACTCCACCTTTCATTAGACATTAAATCGACCGACATGGCAAGATACCGCATACAATCACTAGCATGAGAGTGTTCATCATGAAGTGGATTAGTTGGTTCACCTGCTGCGTTTATATTTCTTCTATATCTTTTCAAATGATTTATTAATTCTTTGGTTCTATCTTTATCAAACCATATTCTTGGAAAAGTCATTCTAGTTTTAATTATACCCTGTTCAACATCACCTCTGCCAAGAATATATGTACTTCTGCCCATGCTCTCTAGCATTTCTTGAGTACTCTTTCCATATTTGAAATCTCTGTGTTGTGCATCATGTGGAAGATAATCTGTACCCCAATGCCAATCTCTTGCTTCTATTTCCTTAACATAGCTTTCTAATGTTCTATGTGAATCCTCTATAAAATCAATTATTCTAATTTCAGATGCAGCTACTTGGCAGAAGATAATTGCCATAGCATCATTCCACCCTAAATCCCATACTGTGTGTACAAGCATAGCAGGGTCATATGGTATATTTCTCACTCTGCTTTCACTAATAATATCTTGTATTTCCTTTGTATAGATAGCACCCTCAATGGTTGGTCTACACTTACCCTCCCAAACAGTTTCATAACCAATCGGATCACGCTCTTTCCATTGCAACCTTTCTTTTTCTAATTCTTCTGGAAAAAAAGGATTATCGTTATAATTCATTTCTACCACCCAACAGTTATCTGGTGGATTTTCAACAAATCTACTATAGGTTTCGTCTGTATCCAATTCTGGATTAAAAGTAATCCAAATCTCCGATTGTTCTTTTCTTATGGTAGGAATTAGAATATCCCATGATTTTTTTGAAACCACCTGTGCTTCCTCTACCCAACAAATATCTGTTCCCTCATAACTCTTTAAATTGGCTACACCCTGCTGACGAATACCGATAAAAGTTATTTCTGATCCATTTTTACCTACAATTTTTTGCTCTTGTATATCAAAAGAATTGTGTACACCCATAATTGTTATCTGATCTTTTAAAAGCCTGTGAACAGATTCTTGTATGGATTTCTGAGTTTCTCTGGCACAAAGCACTCTTGTTTGCTTTTGTAAACACCTTATAATTATTGCTCTAGCAACTGACCAACTCTTTGCAGAACCTCTGCCTCCATGTAAAACTTTTAACCTTTTTGGCTTAAATAAAGGCAAAAGTTTTTTTGGTATCTCTAATTTAAATTCCGACAATTTTAATACTAACAGGCTGACCATCTGTTCCTGTTATCTCGTTTACGTTGGTTTCTTTCCACTTGGCTCTGGTTTTTAACCAGAATATAGCTGCTGCTGTATTACCATTCTTAGCTTGATCGAATAAACCTTTAGCCACTTGAGCATTAGCATCTATTCTGCCATCAGCTAATTCTTTGGAATAATACTTTGTTAAAGTATCTGCTGATATTTCTAGTTTACCTGCTATGTCCTCATGCGTGATACCAACTGCAGCCAATGTTCTTACCATTGTTTGCTTTTCAGTTGATGTTTGATGAGGTGGTCTGCCTACGCTTGCACTTGTCATCTTTTATAACTCCGATTTATTATTAATATAATAACCTATAAAATTACAATACTTTTCATAGTTTTATAAGAGATAATTTAAAACTTTCCAATTAATATGACCTGCATATTTTGCATGGCAACGCATTTGGTTCATAACGTGTTGTTCGGTTAACTCTTTTTTACTCCTATGTGTTTGGTTTCCACAACGTAATTTTTCAAAGTCATTTTTAATATCTTCAAGGTTTTGCCAATCTTGCTCTTTCATCAACTTTCCCATTCAATAAGTTTACTTTCAAGAATCTTTAATTTTTCATGTTCTTTTTTTAACTCTTTATTCCAGAAAGTGTTTATTTTGTAAGGTGTTATTCGTTCATATGCTTCTTGGTCTTGCCTACATAAATTTGAAAGATAGGTGTTTCGATAAGTTTTTTTTCTTTCTTCATAATACTCTTTTACTAAAACCTTTGCATTTCTATCTTTTTTAAAACTAAACTTTACGTCAGGTGTATCATTTTTTATATTTTCAAGTTTTTGCCAATCTTCTAAAGTCATATTTCTATCTTGAGTGTTTTGTCATCAATTTCTTGGATTCAACAGCAAAAAAAATACCTTTCTCTTCCGATATATCCATAACTTTGCATATTTCCTGTAGTGGATAATCTTTCATAACTAAACGTTGATGCACTACAAATCTCATCATATCTTTATCCATTAAAGATATAGCTTTTTTATGTTTTTTATAAAATTCAATTGCATCAAGGACTAATTTTGTTTTATCCATCTATAAATTATAATTGTATAAACAACTTTTAGCAATTCTATTTTTTTTACGCAAACTGTCTTATAAATAATTTTTTATTGCAAGTTGGTTGATCTGTTCTTCTATGCGGATTTATAGTAAAAATGTTTTTCCCAAACAAATCATCAAATGCGAAAGTTTTATAATATTTCCATTGTTTGCCTTTAGAAATGTGCAATAACTCCCAACCAGATGCCTTTAGTGAAGTTCCAAGTTCACTTTCTAAAATATATGTTTGAATTTGTTTGTAACCCATTTCTTTTGATATTCGAGCAGAAGCACTATACAAAAACGAACAAACATTTTTAGTACCATTTGTGCATAATCGAGTTACTTCTACAACTTTTTTATTATCTACATTTCTTGCAACTGGTCTACCAACAATACACACTCCTACAAGCTGTCCATCTTGTTCTGCTCCAATAGAAAACTTATGTCCCACTACTGGTTTATGATGCCTATGGTATTTTTCCACAAACTCATTAGCTTCATTTAAAGTTATTGGTGTAATTAACAATCCCATTTTTATAGTTAAAAAAACAAACTATTCAATTGAAAGTGGTAAACATTAATTTTTCGCTTTGATGTTTCTTTCCATGTATTTTTATGACTTATACCTTTTCTTTCGCCTAATTTTTTCCAACCCACGCACTTCCAAAAAAAGTTTGATTCTAAGTCATCAGCACACCCACACATAAAATCTTGCCTTTTAGCTTTTATTCCATGATCTATTCCTGCTTGCAATAATCGTTTGCCTCTTTCAATCATGCGAGCATCTTCTTGTATTGCAATTTGATTTACTTTCGCCCATTGTCCATAACTCATTAACAAAAAACCAACTAAATCATTATTTTCTGAGCAGACGAACAATTTATCGTTACAAACATTTGACCATCGTTTTCCGTTTTTTACTCCAGTAATTGCCGCCTCATAAGCTATTTTTGGTATAAATCCCAAAGCACGATTTTCTTTTTTTGATAAAAATTCAATATATTTTAAATCTTTAAAATCAGCTTCTCTAACGATCATGTTTTAGCAATCCCATTTTCTTAATGCTTTGTTTATTCTGCTGTTTGGATCATTTGCTGTTTTTTTACTTGTGAGTTTTTTCTTCATTCCACTCATTCTGGCACAGAAAGACTTTCTCCTAGCTGCTGCTTTTGGGCTTTTTTTAGCTTGTTTTGCAGATACAGGTGGTTTTAAGTTTGATCCTGTTTTTCTTTTAAAAAATTCTCTGCCTTTTTTATTTAAGCCACCTTTAGGATTTTGATATTTTTTAGCAACCATTTAATGTCCGTAATATTTAATCTATATTATACCTAGGCGTTGAATTGCATTTCTAAAGAATTTTTATCTTTAAGGTACGAACTTACAGTATAATCAGAAAAAGGAATAAACTGATAATATTTTCGGATTACCCAACGTTGTATTTCTTTTAAATGTTTTTTTGGTTTTTCATTAGGTTTTGTATATATCATAGGATAAGGCAAAATATTTCTATCTCTCATTTTTTCTATACGATACAAAATTTCTTTTACTGTTTCTTCTAATCGATAACCAATCAACATATAAGCCATAATATGATTGCTTGGAATACCTGCATC